AGACACACAGGCGGCGGACAGGTTGGGCGGGCAGTCGATGACCATCACGTCATAGGCCCCGTCCTCCTCCAAAGCCTCCCGCATATCCCGCAGCGCCCTATAGCTCCGGCCCCGATCGCCACCGGCGGCCTCCAGATCCAGGGCCCAAAGGTCCTCTGCCGCCGGCAGCACATCCAGGCCGGGCACGTCGGTCTGCTCCACCAACTCGTCGTAGCAGATACTCAGCCCCCGCAGCAGGGCGCCCAGCCCGGCATACTCCCCGGGCGGCAGCAGGATCTGAGTAGCGTTTGCCTGCCCATCGGCATTCACCAACAGCACCCGCAGCCGGCAGCTGGTTGCCAGCACATAGGCCAGATTGACGGCGGTGGTGGTCTTCCCCACCCCGCCCTTTCGATTCACGATTGCAAACGTCTTCATGCACGAACACTCCTATCTTTCGTTGATCGGGAAACACTCCCGTATAATTTCACTTCCTACGGAAGCCTCGGCCATATAGTACCGCCGGGCCGGATGGATATAGACAATCCGGCCGGTTACCGACCGCAGCTTGCGCATTTTGTTGGCCCGCTCGCCGCTGAGTTCATGCTCAAAGGCCGACGGGGTCCAGGTGATCTTCTCGCCTATCCTCATGCTGATCCTCCTCCAGCGCCTGGACCGCCAGAGTCAGCGCCTGGGCCACCTGCAGGTGATCCACTGGGAAGCTGCTGGCCCGTGCCAGGGCCTCCCGGCGCAGGATCTCCAGCCGCAGCAGCTGGGCCGCTCTGGGCTTGTCCATGCTGGTCTCCTTTCTCACGGAATGGGTCATCTGGGTCATCATCATAGATGCCCTCCCAGAATCGATCGGCAAAACTGATCTGCTTGTACTGCCTCGGCCGTTTCATAGGGGCCACCGATGGTGCCGGCTGGTCCACCACCGACTGGCGGAACCGCTGATAGGCCCCATCAAAGGTGAGATACATCCGCCCCCGCTCTCCGTCCTTGTTCTTGGCCAGCTTGAGCACCCGGCGGCTCTCATTTGGCTTGGACGGGTCCTCTAGGTAGAGTAGTAGGATGGCGTCTGCATCCTGCTCAATCTGGCCGGATTCCCGCAGATCGCTCATGGTGGGCTCAATGATCTTGCTCTCGTCCTTGGTCTTTTCTGACCGGGACAGCTGGGACAGTGCAACCGTCAGGATACCATTGGTGTGAGCCAGCTGCTGGAATGCCCGGCTGATGGAGGCCACCTGCTCCGTCCGGTTGGCTTTGCGGGTCTCCGGCTCCACGATCTGCAAATAGTCCACATAGATGATCTGGTACCGGTTTGCCAGGGCGTCCGCCCTGATGTCCGCTGCTGTCATGCCGGAGGCGTCGATGAGATCCATCTTGTGCTCTATGATCTTGGCAGCGGAGCTGGCCGCCTGTGCCCACTCAGCCTCAGTGAGGGCGCCTCGCTTGATTGACGCCATCTCGATCCCAGCCAGATTGGAAATTAAGCGGTCCGCCAGCTTGTAGCGGCTGGTCTCCAGGGAGTAGAAGCCCACCCGCTTGGCCTCGCTTTGATGGTAGGCGAAAGCCACAGCCAGAGCGGTTTTGCCGGCAGATGGATAGCCGCCCAGCACCACCATGTCCCCCAGGTCCACAAAGAGCTGCTCATCCAGCTTGGACAATCCCCACGTCATGTACCGGTGCGGCGTTGTATGCCGCTGCCAGAAAGACTGGAGCATCTGCTCCATGTTCATCCGGCGCACTCCCTGCCTCTCTACCGTGAGGGCCTGCAGCTTGCTTATGCCCTGAGCCAGAGCCTCCATGTCGGGTACGGTGGTAAGCTTCTGGGCGATCTCCCGGCCCCGATAAACCTTGGCCTGCTCCTGCATCCTGGGCACATAGGTCCAGATATTTGCCGCCGTTGGCGTGTCCTCCATGATCTGGATGAGCGCCTTGGTCCATGTGTCTCCGCCGCCCAGCCTGTCCCTTATGGTCACAGAGTCCACCGGCTGCCCGCTGACAAACTGAGCCCGGATCGCCTGATAGATCTGACGGTACCCCTCGTCCAGGAAGTCTTGGTCGGACACCTTGCTCAGCACCGGCCCCACCAGCTCAGGGGAGATCAGCAGGGAGCCAAGCACCGCCTCCTGGGTAGACAGCCGGTCCTGCACCTCCATGCTTACCATGTAGGTACCTCCTCCCGCTGGACCACCTGCACAGGCGGCGTCTGCGCCTGAGGCTGGGCCGGCACATCCTCCCACCGGCGCTTGCGCAGCCACCGGCAGGCGTATGGGATACCAATGCCCCGCTGCCACTCCTCGCTGGCCTTCTGCCGGGCCAGCGCCCGGGCCATCCGGTTGATGAGGGCGTCATCCGGCTGGAGCTTGTCCCACTCCTCCACGGCCCCCATCCGGTCCTCCCCTCTTGGGTAGTAGTCCCAGAAGGCCTCAAACCGTTCCGGCTTCCAGGCAGGGACCGACTTGGACCTCCGCTGCCGCTTTTTCCGCTGGAGCTTGTCCCCCTCTGGGGGACTATGGGGGGTTATTAAGTCTTTATTTGATATATCTTTATTTAATTGCGTCGGATTTTCCGACGACGGTTTTTCCAATGTTGGTTCAACCGTCGTCGGTTTTCCCGACAATGGTTCTTCTTCCACCATAGTCGGGTTTTCCGACAATGGCTCAGCCTGGTCCCGGATGTTGTAGATCACGCCGGTGAACTTGCCACCCTCGCCATGGGAGCGGGTGCGGGTCAGATAGCCCGCTTGTTCCATCTCTCCCAGGGCGGAGCGGATGGCATCCCGGCCGCAGCCGGCCACCGTGGCCAGCCCGGCCACGCTGTAGTCCCAGGTCTCCGGCAGGGACAGAATGATGGCAAACAGTCCTTTGGTTTTGAGGGACAGCCCGGTATCCCGCAGGATGCCGTTGGGCAACACAGTGTACCCAACACTGCGCTGGACACGGATCACATCAGCCATTTTTCATCCCCTCCCCTTGTAAAATCCGGCCATTTGTGGTATCATAATAATGGTTTTCATGCACGAAACCATTGTTTGGCCTCTCTGTCTGCGCCCACAGACAGGGGGGCCTCTCTTTTTGCCTGCTCCGCATCTCAGACCACCTTCTGCCCTGGCACATAGGTAAAGCGGCGGTATGTAGGCTCGGCCTTTGGCTGCACATGGACCCTGCATTTTGCCAGATGAGCCTCAACATCCCGCTCATCAAACCGGACAATATGCGGGCTGGGACGGAAATAGGGCAGATCTCCCGTCTGCATCAGCCGGTCCACTGTGCGGATGCTGCACCCCAGGCGCTTCGACACTTCCTGCTTGGTCAATAACGTCATGTCAATCTCTCCTTCCATCAATCCATTCTGGCGCACCGCAGCTCCAGCGCGGCCTCCACGATCTCCTGTAGGTCCTCCAGGATGGCATCGAACTCGGGCCGCTCCCCGTCATCGATGACGTTGTCCTCCGCGATCCGCAGCAGCCGCCGGTCGGCATGGGACTCTGCAAAAGCAAAGATCCGGTTGGTCAGCTTGGCGCTGGCCTCCAGCACGGACCTGGGCTGAATTTCCGGAACTATCCGGCTGTACATAGCGGTTTTCCCGCGCACGTGCCATGCAAGCAAATGCAGAGAATTGTACAGGATGGACATGATATCCACCACATCGTCCGGCGGAATCCGCTGGCCGGTCTCGTAGGCCCGCAGGCTCTCCACGCTGATGCCCAGTCGCTCCGCTGCCGCTTCCTGGGTCAACCCGGCAGACTTGCGGCAAATTTTGTAGATGTTCCGGCAATCGTCCGGCATGGTTATCTCCTCCTAGTTGGGTTAAAATGATCATGGGGATCAGCTGGCATCCCGCTCCTCCGGACTGTCCCGGCCATAGAGGGCGTCGATGGAACAGTTCAGCAGATCAGCCAGAGCGGGCAGCTTGTCCGCGCTGGGGTTGGCCTGCCCATTTGCCCACTTGGAAACTGCATTGCTGGATACATTCAATGCCGCCGCCACCTGAATTCCCTGGAGCCCCCTCGACTCCATGAGTTCTCTGATTTTCAACTTCCTCCCCCCTTCACTTTGGCCTTGTTCCAAACTGTTCGATATGGTATGATTTAGCTATAGGTTTATTGAGGTGATATGTATGCCAAACTATAGCTTTACGGAATCTGAAGCACTCCGGACCCCAAAACCTTACACGTCAAGTTTCGATATAAAATCCCTTCTGCGAGACCACAATATGGCCGACTACGCCCATGAGGTGATTTTACGCCGGATAAAAGAGTTTCAGGACGAACTGGATGATAACCATGAGGTTGCACTTCAGCTGGCATCCTTTGGTCAAAGCATCACACTGTCTGTCACTTCCATTGGCTACTCCAATCCCAGTACATTGGTCTTTTATGGATATGTAAATGGTCACCCGGCTACACTGATCCAGCACATGACACAGCTTAATTTTTTGCTCTTGTCCGTGCCGAAGCAGGATCCTGGTAAACCGCCGCGCCGTATCGGTTTTGAGCTGCCCACTGAAGATTGAGTTGGTCTATCGCAATCGCTACTGATACCAATTTTTGTACAAGATTTGCCATTTCCTCAGTTGGTGTTACCGAATGATTCAGCACTGCCATGGCGTGGCTCAAGCATTGATTTCCGATCTTTAACCAAAGATCATCTTGCAACATTTTCTTAGCCCCCTTCCTGCTTGCCGGTAAACCTGTGGTTTGCTACGGGTTAATCATAAATCTAATATTTCATGTTGTCAATATAGTAAACATTGTTTTTAATGTTTTTGGCACGATTACTAATTTCCTTTTATTAAGGAGTGATGCACCTTGGACACCCAAAAAATCGTTGAAAATATACAAAATATCTGTCGCGAAAAGGGCACAAACCCAACTACCGCTGGTAAGGAAAGTGGGGCCGGTAAGGATTTAGTTTCATCGCTCAAGAAGCGAGGCGTATTACCATCAATCGAAAAAATAATGTTATTGGCCGACTACCTTGGGGTAACAACCAGCGAACTGCTGGGTGAGACCCAGGGCATTTCACCCTCCGGCGTCCGCATCCCCGTCCTCGGCACCATTCCCGCCGGCATCCCCCTGGACGCCATAGAGGATATCCTGGACTGGGAGGAGATCCCAGCGGCCTGGACCACCGGAGACCGTCAGTATTTTGGCCTGCGGGTCAGAGGAGACAGTATGTACCCCCGCTATCTGGACGGGGATACCGTGATCCTGCAAAAAGAAACGACCTGCGAGAGCGGTGACGACTGCGCCGTTTTGGTCAACGGCGCCGAGGCCACCCTCAAGCAGGTCATGATAAAAGGGGACGGCAGCCTCGAGCTGCGCCCCGCCAATCCAGCTTATCCTCCGCGCACCTATTCTCCCGCCGAGATAGAGTCCATCCCGGTCCAGATCATCGGCGTGGTGGTGGAGCTGCGGCGGAAGATAAAATAAAGGAGTGTTTTATTTGTTTTGCTCTTACTGTGGTGAAAAGTTACCAGATACCGCTCTATTTTGTCATAAATGTGGTGCCAAAATTGGAAGTGCCCCTACTGTAGCAAATAAAGTAAAACTAATACTAGACAGAGCCAGCCAAGTCTATCTGGTAAACCCGCCGATTAAAGCTGTTGTAAATGGAACTATTTATGTATCTATTGAAAATGGACACACAGAAACTGTTGAATTAGATCCTGGTCCCTGTGTGGTTGAACTATCCGGAAGTTTTCGCAAGGCAAAACTTGAATTTGATCTCCAAAAAGATACCGTAATACAAATTGGATTTAACCGCATATCTGGAAAACTAACCGCAACAATTAAATAATTTGGTTAATAATCGAGGGTGAGAAATTATGAAGAGTAATTGGAAAAGTTTTATTTCCGGCTGTCTGGCAACTGCCATCGCTGTTGGCCTGATTGGGACCGCTGCGGCCACCGTCGGTCAGAAGACGCTGAAGGCCGATTATAACAACATTAAAGTGACCCTTGATGGCCAGCAGGTCAACCTAGTCGATGCAAACGGAAATGCTGTGGAGCCCTTTGCCGTCGATGGCACCACCTACCTCCCCATCCGGGCCGTAGCCTCCGCTCTGGGTCTGGATGTGTCCTGGGACGGCGCAACCAGTACTGCGGTGCTGACTTCCCCGAGCGAAGATCGGTCCGTATACATTACTCGCACTGGCTCAAAATATCATTATGATAACCACTGCAACGGTGGTACCTATTGGGAGGTTCCCCTCTCCACTGCAACTGGTATGGGCCTGGAGCCTTGCAGCAAATGTGTCGGGAATACTTCCGCATCTATCGATACGGACACCGATACTGCCGCCTATGCAGTTGTAAACGATAATATGCCTTTTTTTCAGAAAATGAACTGAACGGAGGTGTATTTGAGACCTACAGCTCTCTGGATAGTTTGGGCCGCTGCGGCGTAGCCTTCGCAAATGTCTGCAAGGAGACCATGCCCACCGAGCCCCGGGGCGAGATCGGCTCCGTCAAGCCAACGGGCTGGCACACGGTCCGCTATGATGATCTGATTGACGGGATGTATCTGTATAACCGCTGCCATCTGATCGGTTATCAACTCACCGGCGAGAACGCCAATGATCGCAATCTGATCACCGGCACCCGCTTTCTTAACATGGAGGGTATGCTGCCCTTTGAGAATATGGTAGCTGATTATGTGGAGGAAACCGGCAACCATGTTTTGTACCGGGTCACTCCGGATTTCCAGGGCAACGAACTGGTGGCCCGTGGCGTCCAAATGGAGGGTTACTCGGTCGAAGACAACGGCGCCGGGATCTGCTTCAACGTCTACGCCTACAACATCCAGCCGGGCATTGAAATTGACTATCTGACCGGAGATAGTCGGCGGGTAGGCTGAATACAAAAAGAGCCGGGGCTTACGCCCCGGCCTCTTAAAACTTGTTGAATCGAACGTTTGTATCACTTTATCTTTACGAAAGGAGGAAGTCATGCCAAAACGCAACCTTCCCGAATTTTATTATGACGAAAAGCGGCAACAGTATCGAAAGCGGATCACGCTCCCCGACGGGCGCAAAAAGGACATCTATGCCAAGGATAAAGCCACGCTCCGCAGGAAGGTAGCAGAGCTGCGCCGGGACATTGAGGAGTATGGCTATGACGCCGAAAACCCCACCCTGGCCGAGTACGCCATCCAGTGGTGCGCCAGGCGGCTCCCGGGCCTGTCTGAGGCCAGGAAAAGCGACTACAGGAATGCCATTAACAACCACATCCTCCCCGGCCTGGATGGCAACAAGCGGCTGCGGGAGATCTCTACAGCGGACATAGATCTCTTTATGGCCAGCAAAGCAGATATCAGCAGCTCTCTGCACGGAAAGATTACCAGCGCCCTCAAGCAGATGTTTGCGGCCGCTGTCCGGGACGGGAAGCTGCGCACCTCTCCAGCCGATCATGTCCGTGCAGGAGGGAAGAGGGCAACAGAAAAAGTGCCGCTCTCAGAGGGGCAACAGGCAGCCCTTATTAAGGCCGTAGACGGCACAGTAGCCCTCCCATTTGTTATGCTGGGATTGTATGCCGGGCTGCGAAAAGAGGAGATACTGGGCCTCCAGTGGGACTGCGTGGCCCTGTCAGGGCCTGCGCCTTATCTTTCCGTGGAGCGCACCTGTACCCATGTGTCAAACAGTGCCGTTGTTACCTCTACGCTCAAAACAAAGGCGGCCAAACGGAAGATCCCGCTGCCACCGCCGCTGCTCTACTGCCTCCGGTCATGGCGCATACAGAACCCCTACGACTATGTGGTACCGAATTCAAAGGGTGGTCCTCGCAGCCGCCAGTCCTTCCGCCGCCTGTGGGAGATCGTGGAGAACCGTACCGCCGGAACCAACTACCGCTGGGATCGGGAGAAAGGCCACAATATGCCGGTGCAGCGGACACTGGGGGAGAAGGTCACCAACCATGCCATAGTCTGTACCCTCGACTTCCACTGCACCCCACACCAGCTCCGGCACACCTATATCACTAACCTGTGCGCCTCCGGTCTGGACATCAAAAAGATACAGTATCTGGCCGGTCATGCCAACGTACAGATGACCCTCAACATTTATGCCCATGTTGTGGATAATCGTCCGGAAGATCTCTTTGACGATGTCTGTATGGCGTTCGGCACCCAAAACGTACCCCCGATCAGCACCCCCTAA